CCTTGTCTCATCGATGCTCCGATACTAGGAGAGTACATATCTAACAATGCGAATACTGCGGCGGCAGTAACGGCAATCATTAATACCTCTTCAATGTTCATTTTTTTTGACGGGATGAAGTATGCGGCAATACCGACTGCCAAACCTTCGACTAAATATTTGACGGCTCTTTTTAAAACTTCACCGAGATCGATCGCGTTTGTAAGTTTGCTAAGTTCTCTATTAACAGCTTCCATAATTTATATAATATATAAAGAAAAAAAAAATGGTTAAATATAATTTATTATTAAAAATACTTAAAGTTTTCGTGTCAATAATTATTATTATATAATATGGAGAATGCTGATTTTTTAGAAGTTGATGCTCCAATCGGTGGTCAAACGTATACCTGCCTCTCATTTATTTCCCCCGAAACTGTCATTAGAGAAAAGAATGTACAATATTTACATAAATTTCTAAAGACAGTCGCTAAAAATTATGATTTGGACAGAGATACAATTGTGGAAAAATATAAAGATTTTCTTTATATAAACGAAGATAAATTGGAGGAGGAGTACAACCAAGAGAATGATTTTGCTACAAGTGTTAGAGGGGTGAAAGTTCGTGGAGTATATTCTTCGTTAAAAGAGGCGCAATTTCGAGCAAAAAAATTACAAAGTTTAGACCCTAATTTTAATGTTTATGTTGGGCAAGTAGGATATTGGTTGCCGTGGGATCCTCGTCCTGACAAAATCGCGGGACAAGAGTACGCAGAGGGGGAGCTCAATGAATTAGTTAAAAAATACCAGGAGAACCAGGACAATAAAGATTTACATTTCCGTGAAAACATTGAGTATGTTAAAGACCAAGAGGCGAAAAAAAAGACTAAATCACAGTCTGTGGTCGAGGATACAGTTGAAAAAACCACTTCGGATGATTCCTCTGCATTAAATGATATGGATCCTTGGTTAAAAAGAAAGACAGAAGAAGCAAGTGAAAGTCAAGTAAATGCCAGTTCCTAAAAATTGATTACTTATTAAATAATTATTTTATTTAATAAATATTTATAATAAAATTGTAAATACTGTTTCGTTAATGTTTTTTTCTTTAGTTATAAAACTTTTAAATTGAAAATTATTAATAATAGTGTTGGGATCAATATTAAATTTATTTCTTGATATATTTTCGTATGTTTCCCAATTAAATTTTTTTGTGGATATAAAAAGACCCTTTGTGGTTTTGAGTTGTTGTTTTAAGAACTCATAGAATTTTTTATAGTTTTTAATTTCTGGAAAATTATGCAAGATATTTTGGGTTATTATAACTATATCAGTCCATTTATAATTTTCATAAGGATCTTTATTAATTCGAGTAAAAATTAATTGATTTTCACATTCGGTATTTTTATTGAAGATACTATTTTTACCCTCGATTGAATTATGCTTATACACGCCGCGCCCCCAATCTATAATTTTAACTATAAATCCGTGTGTTGGTACTTTAAAATATACCCCCCGTAATGTATAATAAATAAACTTTTTATTTGTTATTTTAAACATAATATTACCTATATGAAGGTCATTATGTTTTATTCCGAATAAAGTGAATATTGTGAATATTGCGGCGTATATTTGAAAAATGATAGATTTAAAGAAGTTTAAATCCACGTCACACAACTCTTTTACTGTTCCCATATCAAAATCCATTTTTTCTAATGCGAGTAGATATACTGGACAGTTTTTCTTTTTAAGTATAGTGTCGTTTGGATGGCGATATATCTTATTTTGACTGTTTAAATTAACTATATCATTATTAACTATATAACTAAAATGTTTAAGGTTGGTATTATAATATCCATATATTAAGCAAAAAGTAGGTGATAATTTTAATTCAAAAATTCTCGAACACACGTATGTTAAAAAAATTTCTATATTTGCAGCAGAATTAGTACTATATTTATAATAATAAATTTTATAATCATTATTAGACAACGTATTTTTGCCCGTGCCATAATAATTTATATTACTGGGGTAAATGGGTATTTCTTTAATAAAAATATTTTTGTAATACTTTTTATTTTTATTAGTTTTAATTAATGCCTTAAATATAAATCCACTATATCCTAAACGATACTTTTTTTTTATTAGTCGTAATAACTTATGACTATTATTAAAATATTTGCCGTCGGTATTATAGGACAATAATTCTAAATTACACGAATAAGGAGATGGTGTACCATTTACTTTATAATGTTTTTGTATGTCTTGGGCAATAATATTAAAATTATTAATATTTGATAAACCCAAATATTTGTTAAAGTTCATTATTAAAAAGTTATATAATTAATTGTAAATCTAAACTAAATTATATAGTTTAAGTATTAAAATATACTTTGAATATTTGTGCCTAATTTAATTAGTTCATCTTTTTTTTCTTCCCAAATTTCAGGATACTTATAAAAGGGTACCCTAGGATATAAGTGATGGATATTATGGTATGTTAATTGATTGCAGGTAAGAGCGGCGATGCATTTATTAACTTTTCCAGTTGTTCCAAATAAACCATGAGTCATATTGGTACTTTTATATTTAGATTCACGGATATCGACAGTATAGTCTCGGTGAGGCAAATAATCAAATAAAACAGAGAGTATTATTATTGTTAGGGCGGAAGGTATAATCCAAAGAATAGCTAAATCATCGAAAAAATTATTACTAAAAGCGTACAAAGAAATTGCGATATTTATAAAAATTGCCAAAATAGTGATGAATAGAATTTTTGCACTACTTTGAATGTGCTGGTCGGTTGCTATATTTTTAAAATTAGCAAGTTCATAAACCGTATTATTTGATAATTTTTTGGTAATGTTTTTATGCAAACGTTTATATAATTCTTTAATAACATATATATAATAATGTATAACGTGAGTGCTCCATCTAAAAGGTAAATATAGTTTATTTTTGACCCCACCTCCTGCATAATAATCAGGGTCTTTGTCTGGGATATTAGTAAAATGATGATGTCGTAGATGTACAAATCTCCATGTAGGAAAAGGGGCAAAGAAAAAGGGTACACCCGCCACATATGAAATTATTTCATTATACAATTTATTGTCAGATATAGTTTGATGACTTCCATCGTGAATTACTGGAAATAATGAATATGTGCCTAATATTGACAGTGGTAAAGTATAGAAAATACTGTAATTATATGTTAATCTAAGTATTGCGGCAGAACCGATAAATGAATACCCTAATAAAAATAATAATACGGTAGGGTATGCTATAAAACCGCTATTCGCTTTGCATGAATCTAAATTCCGCTCATTATCCATATAAAATAAATTAATAAAATATTTAAATAATTGACGCGTAAAATTATACTTAGTTTTATATCTTAATAGATTAGTCAATGAATTTAGAATTAAAAAAGTTTGATATGAGGTCAATTCCCGATGGAAAAGTTATAGTTTTTGTCGGAAAGCGGGAAACGGGTAAATCGTTTTTAGTAAGAGATCTGTTGTACTATAAACAGGATACGCCCGTCGGATGTGTTATAAGTGGAACAGAGGGTGCTAATTCATTTTATTCTAAAATACTACCGGGTATTTTTATACACAATAAGTTTGATGACAAAATTGTTCATAATTTCATGAAAAGACAGAAAAAGGTAATTAGGGCTGCGCAAGGAAATAGTCGTGTTGACCCCCGAGCATTCTTTATACTTGACGATTGTTTATATGACCCCTCATGGACAAAGAATACGGATATTAGATCGTTATTTATGAATGGAAGACATTATAAAAGCATGTTTATTATTACAATGCAGTATTCATTAGGTATTCCACCTAGTCTACGAACTAATATAGATTATATTTTTATACTGCGAGAAAATATCCAAGCAAATCGAAAACGTTTATATGAACAATATGCAGGCATGTTTCAAAATTTAGAAGTATTCAATCAAGTAATGGACCAATGCACTGAAAACTATGAATGTTTAGTCATTAATAATAATGCTAAAAGTAATAAATTAGAAGACCAAGTATTTTGGTATAAAGCGTCGGACCATAGTTATTTTAAAATAGGACACCCATCATTATGGAAATATCACCAAGATAACTATAATCCCAATCACGATGATAGTGATGAAGATGAATTTGATATTAATAGAAAAAGGAAGAAAAAGGGTACTTTAATAAATATTAAAAAAGTCTAGAATTATTATAAATGTGCAAATAATATAGAATTAAATTTATTTTTAATTCTGAATTATAAATAACCAATATTCAACTCATGGGATATTTAAAACGTCGGATTACCTGTATCAAAATCACCAAGTAATTTAGTAAACCCTGTATTAGAATTTGTCATAATTAAATAATTCATGACGCTTAATAAAAGTCCCAAACCTACTAATTTTAATAAAGTAACTTTATTGGTCTCTTTTTTCAAGATCTTATTATGAATCAAATAGACACCTACAGTTAAAACAATTGTTATAATCAATACTACGATAAAATTCATTTAATGTTTTTATTTATTTTAAATTTAATAAATAAACGCGTTTAAAAATTAGCAGCATCCTCGAAGAAACTGAAATTATTCAAATTAGTCTCAACAGATGCAGTATCTTTTAAAACCGACATATTTTCAATAACAGTTTCTGTATCCGATATAGTACTTTCTGCATCGTTTACTATTTCTTCATCGTGTATTTCATTATTCCCGACACTTTCATATTCCGTTACTGTGTCCATGAGATTTGTGGATTTAATATTATTTTCTATATATGGTTCTTCGACGGTTCGACTGTCAAAATTTTCAGGTTTTAAATTATCATATAAATTATTAGCGGGGGTGTAATCAGATACCGATATTTTTGAAAAATCATCATTTTCATCTAAAGGTTGTAAATTATTATCAAATTCGTGTTTTAATAATTTTTTTATATTTGTTTTAGTGTTTTCACTTATAGTACTCGTAATGTCTTCGTGTGCATAATCACTAAAATCATTATCTATAAAATTGTTGCCTAAATATTGTTGCAGAACTTCCTTTAGTGGTAATAGTTTCCGTATCGTCTCTAATATTGACTCCTTGATTAATTTTTCGGATTTAATAAGATTACGCTGCAAATCAAGTGAATTATAACCGGTATGAAATAACCACGGTTGTCGCCAAAAATTTCGGGCACATTGGATATATATTTTGTGAATGAAATAAGTTATTTTAGGAACATTTAAATCTAAAGTATCTGTTTTATTTTTTGATTTAATTGAAATTAGAATTTTAACATGCGTTACAAATACAGCGGTTATTAAATCTTCTAAGTAGTCACAATTAACTGTTTCTTTAATACGGATGATTTCTTTATTAAGTTTGTCATCACTCCATTTAGGCGTTTTAGATAATAACATTTGAAATGTTTTTAAGGTGTTCAAATTCTTTGATTTAGAAGTGTCGCGGGCGGTATTATAAATTGTTCGTAAACCTGCATATATAGGATCCATTAAAAAATCAATTAAAACTTGGGTATATTCTTGTTTGGCGTCAGTTAGGCGACTCTTCAAGTGTTTATCCATTTATTTATTCTAAAGATAACTTATACAATATTAGAACGCATTGAATAAAAATCAAATTTTACGTATTGGGTTTTAATTTCGAATAATATGTAAGTGCCTGCAAATAAGAATCTGCTAAATCATCCTTTTTCTTGTTAGTATTAAAAAAATCTATCCACATATTATTTTTTTTATGTTTTGCTAAAAAATATTTTGTGTATTCTACGGATAAAAATTTTCTTTCAGCATATTTATTTTTTTTGTTAGATTTAATTTCAGGACCATCATATATATTTAGTTTAGCTCGTGGGTTAAATAAAATAATCTTATGATTATGATTATTTTGCTCAGTCATAAATAAAAAATAACTAAAAATTATCATTTGGACCGACTTCATACGGGGATTTTTTAATACGGGTTGATTTTCGATTACAACATAATCTAAATTATTTACATTTTTTAATTTACTTAAGGCTCTATATATATTTTTACCTAAAAGTGATAAATCAACTCGGTTAGCATGTATTTTCTTATACTTCTTTATTTGTTTTTTAGAATAATTGGACGTTAATTCTGATTGGCAAGTTTTCAGTTTGCAGAAACCCAATAATGTTTTATCCTTTAAAGTAACTTTATTTTCGGCTACTTTGTTGCATAATTTACCTTTTTTTGTTACACAGCACTTGAGTTGATTGTCCAAAAGATTTTCAATTGAATTTATAACCACCCATTCAATAATTTCACTGCCAGAACAATCACACTTAACTATACATACTGCTAAATTTTTTATTCCTACATCTACTGATAAAATAATCATAACTATAATTAATGGTATGTCTTTAAATAAAATTATTATATAGAAAAACTACGTCATTAAAAATGATATTTAAATTTATCATTTTTTCTTTCATATTTAGCTCTGTCGGCAAAATCAAAGTAAACTAAATAAATATCCGTTTTATCTTTTACTTTAAAACCAAAGTCTTTTAATCTAGACGGTTTTAAAAAATTAAAAAATATATTGACCTGATTATACTTTTGAATACTTTTTAAAAAAACGCGCAATTCGCACTCGTTTAATTTTTGCAATTGTAAACCAATTTTGGCGATATGTTGTGTTTTCCAATCTAAAATAACTTTAATGTCTATATTTTCAATTTTACTAACGGAATATAAAAAATCTCTAAATAATAAATCTAATTGTTCAGCGGTATAAAAATGAAAATAAGTTTCTATACCAATACTTAACATATATTTATGCATTAAATCTATATGTTTATCTGTTATATTAGAAAGTAAAACACTACTGCCAGTAGTATTTTTATCTATAATAATAGATAGTCCCGTAATATAAATACTTTTAATATAGTCGTAAAGTTTTTCTACTTTAGAATCCCTTAAATTTAAAGATATATCTACCGAACACGGTGGTTTAGGGAGGGATTTAAAAATATTAATAATATTAAATGGTCTGGCCATATATTTATATGATAAAAAAAACCTTAATATTTATTTACCAATTTAATCATTATTTAGATATAATTTTTAATTAATATAATTCTTCCGCGAAACAGCTATATAACTTTCTTGGGCTCCTACTAAAAATTGTTCATCACTTTCCACAATTCTTTTACTGAAAATAGCCTCGCTTCCATCTTTATCAACCATATCTAGTGCTTTCAATTTAACTACATCGTCGCAGAAAGGAATTACTTTAAGTATGTCCCCGATAGGTTCTCTTTTATAATCACCATCAAGACCCGAAATAATAATAATTTTATTATACGGTTCGGCATACTTAATAAATTCTAGAAGGTCATTAAAGAAATGTCCTTCATCAATAGCAATAACCGAGTAGTCGAAGAAGATGTCCATTTTCGCGAAGTGCATTAATTGTGTAAGTTTTATGGCACCAACTGTTTTACCCGAATGAGTGCTGACACTTAAACCAGTTCGAGTATCGCGTTCACTATTAATAATAATAGTTTGAATCCCGATTGCTTTATATCGACTCACTTGTCGTACCAATTCAGTACTCTTCCCGCTATACATACATCCTAAAATAAGTGAAATACGTGTATCGGACATTTTATTATTAAAAATTACAGTTTTTAAAAATCAAATTTATAGTATAATCGTCTAAAGGTTTTGGGTAATTATTTATTACATTAATGGTAACTATAATAAACAGGTTGTGCAAAGAAGTATTTTATTTAGATAATTATACTAATATTATAAACGACGTAGATATCGTTAAAAACCCAAATTCATATTTTAACAGATATAAAAGTATTATTTTGGACATACGAAAATATGGAGTATTAGATATAAAGTTTACCAGTAAAAAAATATTTTCCACCAAAAACAATTTTTTAGGTATAGAAATAATTTTAAAAAACAAAAAACTAACTATTACATTTGAGTTAGATGGATATCCCTTTAAATGCCCGCGGGTAATATTCAATAATGATCCTGATATTTATTGTAAACTGTATAAATATAATAAATACTTTGACATATCAGAATGTTTATGCAGTAATAGTATCGCATGCGGAACAAATTGGTCTCCTAACTTTGGAATAGCTAACATTATTTTAGAATATATTACTAATTATACAAAATATATATCAAGGATAGAAGATAAATATAATTGTTATTTGTATATTTGTTATTGTAAATTAGGATTTTATCTACCTATTGCAGATTATTTATAACCCTTATATTTACTAAAATTTGATATTATTTTACACTCAAATATAAATTTTAAAAATGTCTACTTCCAAATATTGCTTGGAGATCCATACCAATTCATCGAGTATAAAGCAGGCGATTATTGAACGCGCTCTTAAGGATGGAAAGACTGTCGATGGGTACGCGCGTGGTTGGTATAATGATATATCACCTGGTCCTGATTCAGGAATAGATATGTTCTGTGAAAGTGATGAAACCATTCTACCAGGTGAAACGACGTTAGTTGGTCTTGGAGTAAAATGCCGAATGGTTGATACAACCAACTCGAATGTGACTGTTGGATATTATATGTATCCCCGATCAAGTATTTATAAAACGCCGCTACGATTAGTAAATTCAGTTGGAATTATTGATAAGGATTATAGAGGTGAGTTGAAGGCACCGCTTCAGAATAATCCGAATATAGCCAAATATTTAGTAGATTTTACAGCAGGGGTTGATGTCGTGAAGAAGTATACTTATTCAGTAGAGAGTTGCTCCCGCCTTGTGCAGATTTGTGCCCCGGATTTGTCTCCAATATCTATTAAATTTGTAGATGGATTAGACGAAACGTCACGTGATGAAGGTGGTTTTGGTTCAACAGGTGTATGATAAATTTGATTTTTTATATAAACATCTCTTTTTATATAAAATGGACAATCTTATAGAAAATATTCATGATAATTACACTTTATATCAGACATTATCGATGGTCGGTCATAGTAACAAACCTGAAGATTTTTGTTTAGGCGATAGAGTAATTGTAATGAATCAGATAGATAGTTGGTCGGGGAATATTAAGCGGGGTATGGTCGGAAATATATCCAATATAATGCATCGGTATAAAGGTCGACCTGCGGAACACTATGAATATTGGGTTACAATGTTTAAAATTCACGGAGGTGTCCACGAACGGTTTGAGCTATA